CCGGGCGTCAGCAGCTTCAGGTCCTCGCCCGGAAACAGGATCGGCACCTGCACGCCGTTGAAGCGGATCTGCGCCTCCTCGTGGTACGCGATCGCCGCCTCGAGGTTCTCGAGCGCGAGATCGGCGACGGACTTCGCCTTGTCAGGCGGCGAGGCGGCGATGATCTCGAGCGCGTCCCTGTAATTCTGCTGGCTGACGAGCACGGCCGCATAGCTCGCCTGCAGCACGGCGGCCGCGAGCGCCGTCTCCGTGTACTCGCGGCCCATCTTCATGTCGCGGATGACCGACGCGAATTCGGTGACACCGCGCGTCTGCCCGGCCCGCAGGACCTCGTACGTGTGCAGCACGATGGGCCGGCCCCAGGCCGTCTCGCGGGCGACACGGCTCCAGGTGAAGTGATGGGCGCCGAGCAGCGCTGCGTCGCCCGGATGTGCGTTGCGGATCCAGTAGGCGACCGGCTCGCCGAGATCCCCGAGCTCGATGCCACCCTTCCGGTAGATCGTGTCCGGCAACCCGTGCGGGTTCGACAGCCGGTCGACGTCGACGGCCTGGAAGCAGGTCTTCCACTTGCGGTCGGGATCCCACTCGGCGGTGATGAGGCTTTCGCCGTCGACGTACTCGCAGTCGTGGGCGAGGCCCATGAGCTGGGTGAACGTCAGCCGTCGGCCGGCATCGATGTGGAAGCCGATCCCGTGGGCATAGGACTCCCACACCCGCTCCCACTCCTGGCCCCACCTCACCGCCTCCTCGAAGTCGATGCCGAGGAACCGATGATCCGGGCGGCAGGAGTAGCGCAGCTTGCGCCCGATGACGCCGAGGCGCGAGATCCTCACGCACTGGCGCGCATAAGGGTGGTTGCGGACGAGATCGCGCGCCCGCGCCCTGAGCTTGGCCGCGTCCCGCAACACCTCGGCGTCGGCCGAGCGCAGGCCCGGCTGCCACATCATGATGTTGCGGTCGAAATTCGAGGCGCCCGAGTAGGCGTGGCGCAGCCCGCCCGACATCATCCGCCCACGGTGCGGCGGCTGCCTGTCTGCTGGCGCGAGCGAGATGGCCATGGGCTCACACCCTGCCGCTGCCCACGAACACGGCCGGCCGGCCGCGCGTCGCCACGTGCTGGTCGAGCGGCACCAGTTGCGGCAGCTCGGCCTGGGCCGCCGGACACTGCTGCCACAATTGGTTGTAGTAGCGGATCATGTCGTTGACCGAGGTTTCGGAGTACTGGAGCGACCGCCCTCGGTGCCCGACCGAGGTCACCTGGCCGCCGTCGATCCGTTGGTCGATCTTCGCCTTGAGCTCGCGCAACCTAACGAGGCATTCGGGCTCGGCCATTCTCATCTCCATTGCGCCACGCGCGCGGCGAGCGCCTTGATCCGCTCCCGGCGCGCTGCAGCGGCATCGATCTGTGCTGGCGGGGGCGCGGCCGGCGCCGCAGCTGGTGCAGCCTTCGCAGTCGGCGACTGAGTGACCGACCGCGGCACCGATCTGATTTCGCGGCCCGCCGGTTTCACGGGCGGTCCGGCTGGCGGCACCTCGTCCGGCTCATCCGCCCGGATCAGGTGCACGTTGAGCATGTGGGCGAGACCCGCCTGCATTCCTTCGCAGTCGAGATAGTGGTTCTCCCGGCTCCGCTGGATCCACTCGGGTGCCCCGTTCGGTTTCTTGACCCGCGCATCGGCGACGATCTGCTTGCAGAAATCGTCACTCGCGTCCTGCGGCAAATACCAGGCGCCCGGTTTGTCCGGCTCCCAGCGGATGCGTTCGTGCACCCAGCTCTTGCAGTGATCCGTGTCGAGCCAGACGAGCTCGAGGCCGTACTTGCGGCTGGACCCGCGCGCCGTCACCTCGATCGGCGAGATGATGAGCGGGCGGTCCTGACGGTCGCGCCCCTTCGTCGGATAGACGAGGCGCGGAAACCGCCGGCAGAACTCGTAGACCTTGTTGACCGGCACCTGCTCCGGCTTGCCGGGGCGGAACCCTGAGTCGATGAACGCGCGCCGGATGACGAGATCGCCGATCGGACGGTGCAGGAGCTCCGCGAGCGCGTGCCAGACGTCGTCCTCCGTGGTCGGCCCATGCAGCTCGCCATAGTCGATGAGCCACGAGGTCGCCCGCGCACCCCAGCCGCGGATCGTGTAGATCAACCGCCGCTTCTGGACGTCGACGGCGAGCGTCAGCAGCTTGACCCCGCGCGGCAGCTCGAGCCGCTTGTAGGGCCGGCGCAGCGCGGCGACCTCCGCCCACTCCGGCACGTCGCCGGCGCCAGGCGCCCAGAGCTCGCCGAAGCCGGTGTTGAGCACCGCCTGCAGCTCGCTCTGGTTCCCGCGCTCCTTTGCGGTGATATACGCCGCCGCCCGCTCGCCGAAGGTAACGAACGGGCTGCAGAGCCCCGAGACCCAAAACGAGATGACGGTCGAATCCGGAGGATCACCGCTTACCACGCCATCCGGCGTGACCGTCTGGCCTGGCGCCACATACCGGCCGCGCGCATTGAGCGCCGCCTTCTGATGATCCTCGATGATCCCGCCGCAGCGGGGGCAAACCATGTGCGCCGTGCGCTTGGCCTCAGCGGGCGTCGCGTCCTCAGGCCAGCGGAGCTGCTTGAACCGAGGAACAAAGTACTCACCGCACTCCGGACACGGCCAGCAGAAGTGATGGCGTGTACCCGATTGCCATAAGCGCCAGATCGGGCTTTCGATGTCCTCCGGCGGCATCTTCTTCCAGAATTCCAGTCCGGAGGCCCCGTCGCGCTCGATATCGACGCTGCCACGTTTCGGCGTCGAGGTGACCACGCGCTTACGATCGCGGTAGGCGAAGCCGCGGGCCTCTGTAAGGCCAAGAGGGTCGCCATCACCGGCAACGTTTTCCGCCATACGGTCGAGTTCGTCGACCAGGGCCAGTTTGGCGCTTACACCCGACAGCTGTGTCGCAGAGCCAGCCCACAGCAGCCTTACAGGCACACCGCCGACGACCTTGCGGAACTTGGTGGACTTACGTCCGCGCCAGGCTTTCGCCCTGAGCGACGGCGCGTTCTCGATCATCGCCGTCAGGCGTGGCTCGATCTCGTCGCGCAGGAAATCCTGACTCGGTGCCACATAGATGATTGGCGCTGGCGTCTGGTCGAGCGTCTGCCCGATGAGGTCGAGCTGACACTCGGTTTTCCCCATCTGGGACCCACAGACGAACGCTATGGTATCGTACCGTGGTTCCTCGACGGCGCGCACCGGCGCGATGACGTAGGGCGTCAGCGTCGGATCACGCGGGCCCGGCCGGTCGCTGCTGGTCGGATAGCTGCGGTTCTCTCGCGCCCACTCGTCAGGCGGCTGCCGTCTCGTCGGCTTCGAGAGGATCGCGACCCGCTCTAAGAGCGGCGCCAGCTTTTGCAAAACGGTCGGCGAGAGCCTCGAGAACGTCGTTGATGGCATCCTCTACGCGCCGGCGAATGGCGACGTCCTCCGAGGCACGGGCTGGCACACCCGCGAGATCGGTGCGCAGCTGGCCAACGATGAAATCGACAGCAGCGATGGCGACCGGCGTTTCAATCAGGATATTCTCGCGGGTGTCGTTTTCGAGCTTGAGCTTGCGGGCGCGCTCGATCTCCACCTGCTCTTTTGCCGAGCTGTCGTCGAAGCGGCGCTCGATTTCGCTTTTGACGAGATAGTCGGCGTATGCCCGGCCCGCCCCGTCAAGCTTGTATCGCCCATGCCGGACCTTCTCGAAAACGCCCAGCTCTGCGAGCTGCTGCACGCGTCTCTCGCTGATCTCGAAGATCCGCGCCAGCATTTTGACCGAGATTTCTTCAGAACCGCCTTTTCGGGCCATAAAAGCGAATCCGAAGTCTTGATTTTCCAGCACAAAATTTGTGCGACCACCGGGCTGGCCAGGCGGCGCAGGCCGGGGCGGGGGCGTGGGAAGGACCCGCGACCACCCTCAGCTGAGGATGCCGTTCGTGATGACACGCACTTCGTGTTCAACTCGCTTCGGCAATTCACGCGCGACGGTTGCCCGGAAGGCTGCCGCAGTCGCGTCCTTGACGAGTTCCTTGTTGATGTTCGGGCCGTACAAGGCTTCGAGGGGAAAACGCTCTTTCGTCCGCCGGCGATAGAAGTTGCCGCCGTAACGCGGGATGACAAACGCGGAACGAATGAAATGCCGGACGCCCCACGGATAAAAGGTAATTCCTTTTTTCCCGACCCGGTGTTTGAATTCTTTCGCGCGAACGGCGCGCCCCCCGGAAATAATCTGGTACTCCAGATTGGAGAAGTTAGCTCGAACGCGGATGAGCGTGCGACCGCTGCTCAGCATCTTCTGGGAGTTCAGCCCCATTTGCTTCGCGAGCGTGCGGCGCACCAGCGTGAACGTCTTGTCGCCCGTGTGGTTTATGGCACGGCGGAGTGCGGTGTGCTTCTGCTTGCCGGACAGAGCTTCGCAGGCAGCAGTGATGCGAGCGATGCCATCGCCCGTCCACACCATGGTGAGCTGCGCCATGCGACCGGCTCCGAAAAGCAAAACGTCCGGCAGCTCCGTCGAGCTCCGGACGCACCGCTCCGATGATGGCAACTGATTCGCCTGATTCACGGCAAAGTGTCAACTAAAAATCGTCACCGTGATCAGTTTGAAATCTCTCGCCCTGACCGCTCAGCAATCGCCTCTGAGCATTCTGCCGGCGACTCAAGTTCGCCATGACGCAACCCAGACCCGGCAGGCATCGATCTGTAATCAAAACCAGTAGCGAACGGTTAGCGAAGAAGGGGCATCACATACCATGATGCCCGAGCACCCCTTTTAGAATTTTACACAGCCCCTGCCGCCACTGGTGCCACCTACGCACGTTAACCCAGCGCAACAATCCTTGTCAGTCTTGCAGCCCATTTCACCGTCTTTTATGCAAACTGGAACAATGACTTTTGGCTGCTTTGGAAGGAAGATGTTTGAAATAGCAGCACTGCGAACAGGGCTTTCCTTCGATGCTGATGGTTGTGCACTCAAGGGCAAAGTGCAGCTTAGGAATATAACAAAAGCCAATCGAAGCATTGTAGTATACCCCCAATTACTCTTAACACGAACAAACTATAGATAAGCGCATCTCACTTTGCAACCGACGTTCAAACATCGTCGGGAGCTTCTCGACAGCACTATCCGACCCAATCTCGAAGTGGAAGTTGTTAACACAGCGATCAGCTTTCTGATCCCAAAATTTGATGCGAGCCGA